TATGGATTATTTAATAGGATTTTTACTAGGTTATTTTTTAAAAGAAACTCTACAACTTATTAAAAGAATAAGTCAATGGGACTTAGATAATCGTACATACGAAAAGGAATGGGATTTTTTATCCCGTGATGATCTACCGTAATGAGTACTTCCAATGGCTTTACACAAAAAGAACTGAACAAAATGATATTTGATAAGTTAGATGACATAGATAAAAAGCTAGATGAGAAGTTAGACAAAGCAGAATTTTATAAAGTAATAGGATTAGTTGCCACAGTTATATTAATTGTAGGTAGCTTCATAATGTAATGAAAGGTTACTCATTGTATTGGAATATATCTAAACGTATGATAGCTGTCTTTATAGCACAAGCATTAAGTGTTATAGGTGCAGGCAGTCTTGTAGGTATAGATGTATTTAGTTCTGCGTTACTAGCAGGATTACTTGGAGTAGCGAACGTACTAGAAATTTTAGCAAGAAAATATCTTAATGATGGACAACTGACATACGATGAAGTCAACCAGGCATTTGGTATTCTTGATAGTAAAACACATAATGATATGAATGGGAGAGGATTAGATCATAATGAGTAACGGTTGTTGCGGTGGTGGTTGTTGCGGAACTAAGTAAGTTCCGTGTTATATAAATTTAATAGTCTAGTACGTATATGTATCGTACTTTTTCTTATAGTTCCTATACCTGTATTTGCAGAAGAAGTACCTAATGAAGTTACAATTAATGAAGCGTTTGAAGATAGTACATACGAAATAGGTTTAACGATTAGTGGTGGTAATCAAGCTGCAACTATTTACTGTAATGAACAAGGTAGGTATGGAACTACAGGTTGTTCACTAGCTTTAGAAAGTGGTACTTATCTATTTGAATTTGCAGAAGATGTATATGAAGTAGGATTTCTAGTTGGTGCAGTAAATAATACTTATGATGTAAAGTATTACTACTCTGATGAAACAGATGAAACTATAAACAAAGCAGCGCAATCTTGGGGAGAAGACGGCAATGCTATGTATGATGATTTCTACAAATCATTTACTGATTACAACAATGATGAAGCTAACACAGATAAGTTTATTACAAAGTTTGAAGTTATATTAACTGATATATCTGTATTAGATACACTTTACTGGCAGTATGTAGAGATACCTGTTACTACAACATCTAGTACAACATCTACTACTACAACATCTACTACTACAACTACTACAACTGTACCACCTCCACCTCCACCCCCTCCACCTCCACCCCCTCCACCTCCACCTCCTCCAACACCTGAAGAAATCATTGTTGATGTAAAAGTAGAGGGTGTTGATAAGACATATACACAGGCAGACGTTAATGATGGAACTATAGAAAGAGATCAAGAACGTGTAGATAATGAAAATGAGTACGGTTGTTTTATGACTGACGCACAGATAGAGCGTGGAGATTGTGATATTCCTGAACCTGTAGAAGAAGTAAAAGATGATGACATCGTAGAAGAAGATATTATAATTGTAGAAGATGAACCAAAAGATACCGAAAAAGAACTTCCTGACAATGATGTTGTGGTACCTGATGTGGTCATTCAAGATGAAGATAAAGAACTTACAGACGAAGAAGTTATTGAAAAAGATATACAGGAAGCTATCGATACAATTGAAGAAGTTATTGTCATCGAAGAAATAGTCATTGACATTCCAGAAGATATTGTAATAATTATAGAGGAGGAGATAGATGAAGAAACTGTACCGATTGATAAAGAACAGGACATTGTCAAGCAAGACGTTCCACAGATTGTGGAAGAAACTATTTCTAAAGAGTTGGTTGAAGTACCAGTTCAAACAGAAGATGTAGAAGAACTTTCAGAAGAAGAAATACAAGAGGAGATTTCACAAATAGAAGACATTGTAAATGTACCTTTTGTAGAAGAAGAATTAACAAAGGAAGAATATGAAGAAGCTAAACAAGAAGCAATACAAGAGTATGTACAAGACCTTACCGAAGAAGAAGTTGTTGAAGTCCTTGAAGAAGTAAATGATATTGGTGTACAAAACCTCGCACAAGCTACAGAAGAAATACAAGAAGTTGTGCAAGCTGTTGTTGAAGAAGCTATTGCTGATGTACAGGTACTAACAGAGGAACAGGTAGAGACTGTTGCAGAGGTTCTAAATTTAGATAAAGCAGAAGATGTTGCTATTGTCGCAGAAGCAGTCAAGAATGACGAGGCAGTAGCAGAAGCAGTAGAAGTTTATGTTGCTAAAGCTGTAGAAAATAAAGATATTGAAGACTATACACTTGCTGATGTAGTTACAGAAGTACAAACAGAACAATTCCTAGCAGATCCTATTGGTTCTTTTATAGATATACAAGTACAAGACATAGATCTTACTTCTATAGGTAATGATATGACAGATGATCAAAAAGAAAAAGCACAAGAAGTTGTAGTACCAGTTATCATAGCTTCGCAAATCATAGCTAGTGTCTCGGTAGTACCCGTTAGAATAAGAAGAACATGAAATACATAAAGAAATTTATTAATTGGTTAGGAGAAATCCTTAAAGAAACATTGGCACAAACCTTTACATTACTAGGTTTTTTTATAGCATGGCTAACCCTTACTGGTACAGCTAAGGACATAGTCGGTGTTGCTATACTAATATCACTAGGTTTATGGTTACTAACAATAGGTTTACGTAAAGATAAACCACAAGAAAATAAAAAGAAAGCGAGCAGATAATGCCTTACAGCAAAACAGGGAAGAAAAAAAGATATACTTCCAAGCGTAAGAAAAAAATGACTAAGTAGTAGTCACAAAGGATAGAATATGGCAATAGAGTACAGAGGAGAAAAGTTCTCTGGTTACAACAAACCTAAACGTACACCTAAAGCTAGTAAGTCACACGCTGTACTAGCTAAAGAGAACGGTAAGGTTAAGTTAATCAGGTTTGGACAACAAGGAGTATCAGGTGCGGGCAAGAAAACTGACGCTAAGTCTAAAGCAAGACGTAAGTCTTTTAAAGCCCGACATGCGAAGAACATAAAGAAAGGCAAAATGTCTGCAGCTTATTGGGCAGATAAGGTAAAGTGGTAACATGGCAAAAAAAAGTAAACCCGTATGGGACAAACCAAGACCTAGTGGATTAGGTAAAAGCAAGAAGCTAACACCTGCACAAAAGTCTAAAGCTAAAGCAAGAGCTAAAGCTAATGGTCGTAAGTACCCTAATATGGTGGATAATATGTGGGCAGCAAACAGATAATATATTTTGAAAGTATCTTGTCCTAAATGCGGACAACCACTTGAAGTACAGATAAATCCTTATAAATTATACTGTACAAACCCTGATTGTTTAGACTATACTAAGATAAACAGGGAGACTGAATGAAGATACAAGTTGTAAGAACACAGTTTGGCATTGACGCTACCAATGGAATGATGTTTATTAACGGTAAGTTTGAATGCTACACACTAGAAGATCAGTACCAAGCAGTAAAAGTAATGCACGAAACCTGCATACCAGAGGGTACTTATCAAATTAAATTCAGAAAAGTTGGTGGATTTCACACTAAATACAGCGCACGATATAAGAACGCACACTACGGCATGCTTGAATTACAAGATGTACCAAACTTTAAGTATATATTAATTCATTCAGGCAATACAGATGAGCATACTTCAGGGTGTATACTTACAGGTAACACACAGCAAGACCTAGATCTAGGTAAAGATGGTATGATCGGGCAGTCACGTAATGCGTATGAACGTATGTACAAAAAGGTTGCAGCAGTATTACTACAAGGTAAACCAGTAGAGTTGGAAGTCAGTAAGATAAATCTTGACGGTGCAACTGAAACTGAACAAAGTTCTGATAAGCAAATGTTACATGCGATCCATGAAAAAGTGGCACGCATTGACAGTAAACTTAGAGGAAAACCTATTATATAGATTGGAGTAATATGAGTGACGAACTAAAGCAACTTGTTGAAAAAGTTGTATGGACATTCATCGAAGCATTCGGTTCTGCTTTGTTGGTTGGACCTGCAATAGACCTTGAAATTACAACACTTGAAGCTGCAGCAATTGCAGGTGGCGGTGCCGTAATAGTAGTGTTAAAAGAGTATGCAAAAAAACAACTCGCAGGTAAGTAAACTTACCGAAACCCAACAGGACGTAGCACACAATAATACAAAGGAGGGTGTTGCGCACCCTAAAGGGTGGGAACCAGGGGTAAAGTTTGATTATAAAACTAAGACTGGAACCATCACATCAAGAGCTACCAGTAGTTCTACTCCAGAGTTTGATGAACTCTTACTAGAATGGGGATTTGATCCTAAAAAATATGCAATAGTTAATGACACATTGCGTGTAAGTACATGGGATATGAATGTCGGTAAGGGAGAAATACATCAGGCATGGGCATACAAAGCACAGATAGTTGCAACAGAAGCAACGATAGATAAAGAAGACTACACCCGTATAGAAAAATGGATACAGTCTTACAAGCGTAAAGCTAAACCTAAAGTAAAGAAAACTAAAGCTAGCTTTTTTGTTGCAGTTGCAGACTTGCAGTTAGGCAAAAGAGATGGCGGGGGTACTGAACTTATTGTTGAGCGCTTCTTAGAAAAGATAGATCTTGTACGTGATAGATATAACTTCTTACGTAAAGCAGGAGTAGAGATGGATCAACTTACTGTTGTAGGATTAGGAGATATAGTCGAAGGGTGCGTAGGATTTTACCCACAAGCAATGGGACCTAATGGCGTAGAGTTAGACTATAGAAATCAAATGAAGTTAGCTAGAAGACTTATTGCTAAAGCATTAGTCGAATGGTCTAAAGACTTTGATGTTGTAGTAGTAGGTGCAGTTCCAGGTAATCATGGAGAGAAACGTACTGATAAAGGTATAGCACCAACAGGTGGCATGGACAACTATGACATAGAAGTCTTTGAACAAATAGGAGAAATCTTTGCTGACAAACCACAATACGACCATATAAAGTTTGTCATACCTGATGAACCTCACTTATCGCTAAACGTATGTGGAACAAACATGAGCTTTACTCATGGACATCTTACTGGTTTTGGCGGGACAGTAGAGACAAAGGTTATGAACTGGTGGAAGAACCAAACGTTTGGTGGGTTTCATTCAGGATCATCTTCTATATTAGTGACAGGACATTACCATCATTTTAGACAAGTGCATGATCCACGCACCTGGATACAAGTACCTAGCTTAGATGAGAGTACTTACTTTGAACAGCAAGCAGGTAAGAAAACTAGGCAAGGTGTCGTGACTATGGTTGTCAATAAGAATGGTCATAATAATTTAGAGATCGTATAAAAAAACGGGAGATAAAAACTCCCGTTCTTTACATCTCATAGAATATGGCAGTATTAAATAAGATACTCCAATATAACTCAAATCAAATTAAAGTCAAGTAAAAAAAAAGACCACCCTCGCAGGAGTGGTCTCTTTTAATTGGGAAGGAGACAACATCGAAGTGTTATCTAATACCAATATACCGTGTGCTATAATTAATGTCAACTTATATTTCATTGACATGGGGTTTCCTCCTTTACCCTTGTCCTTGACGGCAAACCTTTTTAATTCATTTTTCAGGTTTGTCGTTGCTATATAAGAAATTTTCTATTATCCTGTAATTATGTACTACAATTATAGTGGGAGGTATAATGACTGATATACTGACAAGTGATGACTTTATGTTATCCGAACTTAAACAGTCGGTTGCAAAAACTGGCAAAGGTTTTATCGTTGCAAGAAATGGTAAACCTATATATATAGATAGCACAGGAGAACTACAAAAGTATCTCAAAGCTAACGATCTATACATATACGAGTTTGAGAATTGGAATAATGTTATTCACTATGTGTTTGTACGCGGCGAACGCGGAGGAGACTAAGACGTGCCAAACATTTTTACAGAAAAGAAGGAAATGAAAAAGTGGGCTATCGCTATGGCTAACGCATGCGGTGGTCAAGAAGTATCATGGACATCACTAAAACTTAACAGTCACAATCCACTTAAAGTTCAACAACTAACCACACAATTTGTAGAAGATTATAATGCACAGATGTTACAAGCTATTAAGTTAGCTAATGGAGAAATAGAACTAAAAGATGTAGATAAAGTAGGCGAAGAAGAATAGTGTCACACACTCCCCCTACAATAAACTTACTAGAACACAACTTAAAGAAGATAGATATGGCAAAATTAAATCCTGAACGCAAGCAAGTACAACTATTGTTTACAGATACAAGTAAGCGTGAGTATAAAGTTACTGCCAAAAGTATTACAGAAGCAGAAGAAGTCTTTGATCTAATATATAACACTATGGAACAAAGTGTCGCAAATATATTAAAGAAATATAATGTTGGCAAACAAACAAAAGTATGGGTAGAATATACTACTGAAGAAAGAACCGAACTAACAGAGGAGTAACCGATGGGTTGGCAAGACGAATACGATCAAGTAGAAGATAGACTAGCAAAGTTTTGGGAGAACAATCCCAATGGAAGAATTTTTACAGAGCATTTATCTATATCTCCTGATCATCAAAGCATAGTTGTTAGAGCTTTAATATATAAAGACATAGAAGATATAAACCCTGTAGCTACAGGTATAGCACAAGACCAACAAGGTCCTAAAGGTGCGAACATAACATCATGGATTGAAAATGCAGAGACATCTGCAATAGGACGTGGACTTGCAAACTGGTTCGGCTATACAGCAAAAGCAAGACCGTCAGTCACAGAAATGCAGAAGGTGGAGAACTTGCAAGGTAATGCGGGACAACAAGTTGCCAAACAAGTTACCAAGAGTGTAGCTAAAACTAGCAATAGCAATAGCTATACTCCTCCGCAATCTGTACAAAAAAAGACAGAGGGTGCAGTTACTAACTTAGAAAATAAATCTACAGAGCAAGCACTTGAAGCATTAGGTGTAGAAGTAGAAGAAAAGAAATTTGTGACACAAGGTTCTATAGTTCCACAATGTTTGTCATGTAGTAGTGAGTTATGGGACAACAGACAGGATAAAGCAAGCGGTAAAATAAAAGAGACTTATCCTGATTGGAAGTGTAAGAACAGAGAATGTGACAACGGCAACCCACGTATCTATTACATGGAAAGTTTTAATGCAGAAAAACAAGCACCTGAAGAATGGTTTATGCCTAAAGTTGCAGTCGCTAAAAGTTTAGATGACGTAGAGGAAGGCGAGATACCTTTCTAATGCAGGTCATAATTAAATTAACAGAGAGCGGAGAATTTGTAGATGTTGATTTAAAAAAAGTACCTAAAGGTTTAAAGGTAGAAGTCAAGGAGGAGATAGCAGATGACGAAGCGTGGTACGAAGAAGAATAATCCATTCGATGGTCCAGGTTACAAAGTAGGTAGCAAAGAATTTCAAGACATGGTTATGGGTGTCATGGTAAATAAACATTTAGATCCTGATGAAGACTTTGATTTAAAAGCATGACTTACAAACCTTTACCTGACTATCTGACAATACAACCTAGCAAGATACAAGGTTTAGGACTGTTTACATTAACTGATATAGATAAAGGTGTGAACATAGGCATAACACACATAGAAGATTTTATTACTAAAAAGTTAGAGAGAACACCTCTTGGTGGTTTTATAAATCACAGCGACACAC